CAAATTCCTCAATGCCTATTTCTTTTCCGCCATAATTGGCCATTTCATTCTGGATGTATTTGCCCAATTCATCTGTGTTGGCAAAATCTTTTGTCACGGTGTAATAACCGGAATTGTCTTTAAATGTGATTTTGTAGATCATTGCCGTAGTGATTAAATGTTGCCAACGATGTACATAAGTTTCACACAGATTGCACCGGCTGTTAAAACGATAACTAAACCTGCAATGTCATTTTTGTCAATTGTTTTTAATAGATTCCACATATTGTTGTTGTTTAAAAATTGCCGGGAATCCGCCCGGCTCGGTGTTGTTTTATACTATTTTAAATTCTTTAATTGTAATTGATTTTGATTGTGGTTTTTTGAATTGATCAATTTCAATTGTATTATTTTCAAATCTGTAAAATGCTCGCCATTCTGAATCCAAAAAATTTAATGGCCCAAAAAATACACCATCATTTCTTTCAAAAACGATTGATCCTAATGCTATTAATTGATTTGTAATTCTTGATTTTTTTGAAACTGAATTAACACGTGTTGTTGCATTGACAACTAAAATTGTTTTGTTTTCTAATGATTTTGCTATGTTTTCCATTGTTGTTGTTGTTTGTTGATGTAAAATTACACTTTTATTTTGATTTCAAACAATTTCAAACAAAAATAATCAAAAAAATATCAAAAAATTATTTAACGGTCAAAATATTGCGTTTCTGTGCAATAAAAAAGGGCAAACCCATTGGATCTGCCCTTTCTAAACAACAACTGTATGAATCATTAAACCTTTACTACCGGTGCAAAACTACACAATTTTTCCATCTTTTATCATTAGATTTTCAACCTTTGCCTTTCCATCTGTTATCATTACTAATGCAAACCCGTGATTATGCTGTGCAAATGGATAGTATTTTGGTGATAATTGTGTCAAACATCCTGTGGAATACGTGTGGATGTATTGTTTAAAACCTGTCTTTTTGGTGGTGTTGGTTGATCTGTGTACGTGTCCAATCAATGTATTGCAGAATGTTTTATTAAACGTGCTTTGCGATGGATTCATTCCACCGGCCATCAATTCGTGACCGTGACACACCAACAAATCGCCCATTTCCATTCCCTGCCAATCAGGAACATATTTAATGTCCAATACATCCAATCTAAAAAATTGCTCAAATTGCATTTCGTGTAATTGCGCAAATTCCTCTGCTTGTTCGTTTAAATATCTTTGCCAACGATTTTCGTGATTTCCCATTTTATAATAAATCGGTATTGTTGGAAATATATCACGCAGTTTTTGCAAAAAATTACGGCCCATTTCAATTTCACGTGGCAAATCCCTTAAATCTTTTTCTTTCTCGTGTCTGGACTGACTATACATATCAAAAATGTCGCCATTTAGATACAGGCAATCAATGTTTTGATCCTTTAAATACTTAATAGCACACACAACGGCTTCAACCGAATGGAACGGCACGTGAATGTCCGATAATATGCCAATTTTCTTTAAATTATCAGGTAATCGTGCCGATGTGTATTCCTTCCCAATTGATGGCTCAATTCCAAAATTATCTATTTCCTCCCACGTTAATGTTTCAATTTGTGCCTTTGGTAAATCAGCCAATGTTTTTTCAGCCCTTACACGTGATAAAATATTGTACCGGCTCATCATTTTTCGCATTTGCTTTGCATCTGCATACCCATATGTTTCGTGGTATTTTTCCGAAAAATGTTTCATTGATAATGGCGATGAAAAAAAATGATCCTTGATTTGATCGTGTTTTAAACCCATTTGTAGTTTTTTTTCAAAATTAGCCATTTAACTAATTAGTAAAACCGACAAATAAAACAAAAATGGCCGTAGATAATTCCACGACCATTCTGCATTCAACCTAATCAACATCCGATTCACCCATAAGATGAACGGATGCGCAACCCTAAACCTATGAAAAACAAAATTATTCCTGATATGAAACCCTGTATGTGCTTGCAACATCCGTGTAATTATTCGGAATATGAAATTGACACGTGTAAAGGTTTGATTTTAATTGCACCCGGATTGAATCAACAATGGCCGAATCTGTTTCTGTTAATGTTGGAAATTTGATCCATAATTTATGGGCCATAGTCATCACAGAATAATCATCCATATTGTACAAATCCCCTTCATATTGCATTGAATATTGCCTAAAATCATTCAATCTTTGTTGCGTGACAATTTGTTCCAAAAATAAACCATTGGCATCCTGCGCACGTTTAAATGCGTTGTTGTCCGTAAATGCCCCTAAAAACACAACTGAATCCAAATCGGCCTGAACCACACCTGTATGTTCTAAAACATCAGATGTTGCAAATGTGCCTGATTGCTCCCGGATAAACCAAGCCTCTTTATAAACGTTTTGATCCCTGTCAATATTTCTGACTGCACAATTATCCAAATACATCCCTGTGTATGATCCCGGTGCATCAATATATGGATATGAAAAACCCAATTGCATTGTGCCGGGTTCTGGTGCTGCTGCTGTTGTGAATTTAAACGTTTCAAATCTACCTGCTCCCACAACTTGCGTTTCATTCCATAAAACTGATCCGCCTGATGTACCCCAAGTTTTATTCACATTACTCCAATATGTATAAACACCCGGTGAATATTCAATACGTAAAAACCACGGCAATCTGTTATCGCTTCCGCCTCTGTCAATATTAACTGATATTAAAACCTGATATTGATTCCCTTTTATGGCTGATGCTGCCCCTGTGCTTGACAATCTTACCGTGTAAACACCCAATGCGCTTGTGCCTACATATTTAAGTGATTTGCGCCCAGCAAATGGAACAGGCACAAATTCCGTTGTCACTAATGTTGTTGTCCAATTCTCATAGTCAAATTCAAACGATGCGTTCAAATTCAAATCATCCTGTTGCTGTGAAATATCAACAATTTCCTGATATTTTTTGACCGGCCTGCGTGGTGTTCTAAACAAATTTTGGCCAATCGGCTGCATATTTGTTGGCACAACTTTCAACATATTGGTTGTCACCGTTGATTGCTCAACCCCAGATGCATTATAAATCCAATATTTGATGTTTTCTGTGCCTGCATTTAAAAAGCCTTGTTTGGCTGTTAAAATGCCCGATCCTGTATATGTTCCTGCCTGTATGCCTGCGATGATTCGTTGATCACCATAAGAGGAACAATTGATGATATACCAACGGCCAAATGATTGAAAAATACGGCAATTGAATCCAAGTAAAATTGAACGCAATGTCATTTTTGAATCATTGATGATATATGAATTGTTGTAAAACCCAGATTTTTTGATTGTAATCTGATCAAATACGTTTTTCCACGCTGTATCTGTTGAAATCCTTAAATCATTGCTGATGTAGATGTCATAACCTAATTGTAAATTGGCCAATGCATTCCACATAAATTTCCACAGGCTTTGATTATCAACGTTTACAGCCGGCATCCACGTATCATATCCATCTAATTGCCCCAAATTGTCTGTGGCTGTAATTGACAATGAATATGGTGTCGAAACCAATGCCTGTGAATAAAGATCGTTTACAACCCAACCTGACCAATATGTGGCCCAATTATTGGCCGATGCCTCAAAATACACAACCACTTTGTATTCACGTTCATCAAACAAATAAAAATCGTCATAAGTAACGTCATCCGTTACTAATAAATTTAACGTGCATAATGATCCAATCAATGGCTCATATAAATCCTCCTCAGCCTTCCACTCTATTTCAACCGGCTCACCTGTTCCAATCATTGGTAAAACCTCACCGGTGTACCCATTTTTGAAAATCTCAACCTTTCGTTTGTTGCCTTTTATGTCGGCAAATTCCAAACGATATTTCACACCGTATGCCATAATTATCCAATTCTATTTCGTTGCTTTTCTGCTCTTGCTAATGCGACTACCAAATCCTGACCACGCAATACAAATTCACCTGTCATTGCTGTGCTGCCTCCGCTTCCTTGATCCAACATTCCCTGTAATTTAGACAATGGTGCAATCACCTCTGGATTCGATTTTGCGCCCGGATATTCTCCCATCAAACCCATTGTTGGCCCAGATACGATACCACCTGCCGCAAACTTTGGAATGGCTGCAAATGCTGATAATACACCACCAATTGCCGTTGCAATAAATGCCGGTGTTGTAAATACCGCAGCCGGCCCTGTTGCTGCACCTGATTGTGTTGCACCTGCAATCGCTGCACCCATTGCCGATGCTTGATTCATTACAATTTGTTGCAAAATCATTGATCCTAATTTTACCAATGTTTGCAACATTATTTGGGCAAATCCTTCAAAACCTGTGGATGCAAAACCCATTGATTTGACAATTGAATCACCCAATGCCGTGAATGCCTGTCCTGTTGTATCTGCAACCATTTGGCCAACAGACATAATCTGATTATATTTTAATAATAAACCATCTAGCTGTGTTGTTTGCAATAATGTTGATGCTTGAATTGATGCATCCATTACAGATAATGGTGATTTTAACGTGCCTAAATTGGTGGTAATTCCCATAATCTTTTCACCAATTGCAGGGAATTTTTCGAAATGCTTTACAAGATCACCGGCAAATGTTGGCAAATCTTTGACATTTGATGTGTCACCAAATACCTGAAATTTAGCCATTTTCAATTCCTTTTTGGCTATTTCTTCATCCAATGCGGCATTTTTCAATTTTAACAATTGCATTTCAAGCAAATTGTCTTTTTCTAATTTGAATGCTTTTGCTTTGCCTCCTAATGCTGCCGAAATCCTTTGCTGCTCTTTTTGTGCTGCGGCATCTGCAATTGTTGTTGCCTGCGCATCTGCAATTGATTTCTTTTCAATGCCTTTAATTAGTGCATTATTTTGAACTAATAATTTTTGCTGTGCGGCAATTTGTGCATCAATGGATTGTGTTGAAATTCCCTGTGCAGTATTCAATCCGGTAATTGGGCCGGTTGCCATTCCCCTTTGCTTTTTTAGCAATTCAATTGAAGCCAAAATTTCTTTGTTTTTGGCCCTAATTGCTGTGGCATCCTTTTTTTCTTGTTCCGTTAATTTATTATCAGGATTTAATGCTTTTGCGTAATCATATGCTGATTTTGCAGCGACTCCAAATAATGCAGCCAATCCTGCAATCCCTGTGGCTGATGTTAATGTCAAATTAAATTTGACCGCTGCCGCACTCATTAAATTGAATCCCTCAATTACTTTCGGCACAATTGTACCAACCAAAAACAACAATGGCCCTGTTGCTGCCGCAATTCCAGCAAGTACAACAATAAATCCTTTTGTTCCCTCTGATGCACCCGAAAATCCGCTGATCATATCATTGGCTGCCCTTGTTACTGATGTAACTGCCGGCAACATTACCTGACCAATTTCAGCACTTAATTGTTTCATTCCTTCCCCAAACATACGCATCTGATTGGCTGCGTTTTCGTTTGTTCTGGCAAAGTCACCCTGTGCATTTTTTGTCACGGACATCACGTATTGATAACGCAACATGACCTTTTCGGCCTGTGACATTGTATCGTATTGCTTTGTAATGCCTTGCGAAAACGCATACGCTTTCACGTTGGCTTCGGTCATTACAATACCCAATCGTTTCAACGATTCTGTTTCACCGGTAAAAATTCCGTTTAATGCTGTTTGTGCAACATCAATTCGAATGTTTTTAAATGATGCCATATCACCGGCCAATCCAACTAATGATGTGGACAATTTGGATGCCTCACCAACACCCAATCCCATTGATGTTGCCATATCCCCGAAATTGGATGCCATATCCAATGCCGTACCTGATGCAATACCGTATGTTTTTAATGATGTTTTTGCAAATTCCGTGACTGATCCAGATGCGCTTTTAAATGACACATCAACTTTATTCAATGATTCATTGAAATCTGATGCCATTTTGATTGATGCAGCACCTGCCGCCAATAATGGCGCAGTCACATATGTGGACATTGTTTTGCCCAATTCTGCTGCTTGCTTAGAAAATGCAACCAATGATTTCTGTGCATCCGATAATGCTGAATCAAAATCGGCTGTATCACCGGTTATTCGTACTCTTAGTTCCTCTGCCATAATGTAAAGTTAAAAAAAAAGCCAACCCATTATTTGGATTGACTTTTTTCAATTTGTTCTAAAAATGATTTGAATTGTTCCGGTGTTGATTTCGGTTTTCCTTTCTCCAAATACACATCCTGTGGCAACGGAAATAATTTATCAGGTGTGATTATTTGTGATTTTTTCACGGCATTCGAATTGACAATCATTGTGGAAATATATCGGGCCATTTCCCAATTCAAATTCACATTCACACTCCAACTCTCCCCCAACAACGCATTTTCTTTCCAAGTATTGCGCCAAAACTGATCCGGTGAAATACCTGCCTGACCTATATAAAAATCAAGCATTCTGTCCCACGTTAGGG